GGGATCTGTCATAACACAGCAAGTAATAGGGCAAGTAATAGCTTGAATAATAGTATCATTATTAAAGTGTTCCATGTTTGAATTGATTGATTGATTAAGTGATTGTTAAATGATTTTAGAAAAAACTCATTTCAATTTTTTTTGTAACATAATAAAAATATATATATATATATATATATATATATATATATACTATAAATGCGGAAAACAAAAAGAAGTAACATAAAAAGAAGTAAAACTAAAATAATAAATAGAAAACACAACTATACAGGGAAGATACCAAAAGCGCCGAGGATACATGCGATGTTGGGGAATACTGTAACAATAAATAATGCGGCATTGATGGCTGCAAGGTGGCAACCAAAGAAATGGCGGAGGACCCATACAGCAATGGTGTATGCGATAAATTATGAATAAACTATTAAAACGTTAAGATTTGTTTATATTTTTTTATATAATTTATATAATTTATATAAAATATATATATACTATAAATGCGAAAAACAAAAAGAAGTAAAACTAAAAGAAGAAATAGAAAACACAACTATTTAGGGAAGGCAAGAATTAAATATTATTCAATAAAAAAGGGAGGAGGGGGACCGTATTCAAATCGTAGTATAACACCTCGCTCAAAACGTCGCTCAAACCGTAGTGTAAAACGTGAAGGAGCAATAGCAGATGAGAAGGCAGAGGCGGATAAGCAGAGACTACATGCTGAGATGCTGAAAAAGGGGGCTAACTCAATTGAGGAATTGATTATGATTGAGGCAGCCGAGAGGGCAGCAATAGCAGATGAGAAGGCAGCGGTCGGGCCGATTCCCATGAGGGAACCAGATTACGTGGTTGATGATAAGGAGACAGATGAGGCTTTTATTAAGCGAGTAAAGAGCGCCGCCTTGAAAAGGAAAAGGGCAATGTCAACGGTAGAAAAAAAGGCGGATAAGCTGAGACTACATGCTGAGATGAAGAAAAGGGGGGCTAACTCAGATGAGGATTTGAATAAGATTTATGCAGCTGAGAATGCCGCGAGAGCAGCTGAGAAGGCAACTATGTTAGCGAGGGCAAAGAAGGCAGAAGATGACAAGAGCTGGGCAACGTTTAAAGATGCTATTATTAATGTTAGCACTCCTTATAATAAGATGGATATAAATCCATAAATGATGAATAAACTGTTAAAACATAAAGATTTGTTAATATTAAATTCACTTAGAATTTTTTATTTAAATATTTAGAATTATTATTTAGAATTATTTATTTAAATATTAGTATACTATATAAATGCCATGTTTTGGGATGAAGAGACATGGATGTAGGAGGCGCAAAGAAGCGGCCGAGGCAGAAGAGGAAGAGAAGCGTTCGCGTTCAAGTTCAGACTATAGTTCTGATAGTGACACATATGCGAGCGAAAAGAGTGAAAAAAGTAAAGGCACATTACGCAAGACAATAAATGCGTATGGAGAACAAGTAAAGGACAAAGGCTTTAGGACTAAAGACTAAAGCTAGAAAAAGAAGAAATAGTTCAAAAAAGAGACGTTTGCACAGAAAAAGAACAGCAAGACGCTCGCGTAGACATTAAATTAGAGTTTTTCTTTTTATTTAAAAATTGAGTTATTATTATACTAGCTTCATAGTTAGTATAATAATAAGCATAATGCCTTTCACAAAAGCAACCAAGTTTGTATATAGTAGAACACTATTTAATATGTTATTTTTAAATGAAGTGGGTCCGCTTGGGCGATGGAGTCAAGAACGATGTGCAATTAAAATTAATAAGAAAATAGATTTGGCAAATGAAGACAATTGTGGTCCTTGTGGTGAATATATATTAACTAAGTTAGAAAGTGTTAATAAAAATGTAAAAAAGACTAACAGTCCGCATTTAATGGCCGAACACGAAGAACTTGAACTAATTAAAACCATTGATAGATTTTAAATATTAGGCACTAAAATGAAAGAAGCTAGTCTTTTGTGTCATATAGTTCATGGTTTGCCTGATTAAAATAAATTGTCCTATATTTTTTCATTGTTGCGTCTTTAATTCGTTTTGTTTTAAAATAATTGTATGTTTTATTTTCTTTTAACAATTCTATTACAAAATAGAGCGCATACATGCCACATTGTCCATCATTATATTGATGTGTAAATCCTTCATTATCATCTACTTTTAATATTATATTTTCATGTTGTGCTTGTTGTTCTACTCTATTAATTAATACTTTTATTTGCTTTGGCATTTTTGTTCCATTACTATCAAAATAAAATATAAACTTTTTATCTAAATCTATAAATAGCGCAATCCAATGTTTACCTGGTTTATCGTGTGTATCAGTATTAAAAATGATTCCTATTTTTGTTATCTTTTTTTGAATGTAGTTCTTTAAATTAAAATTACATAATTGTTCCCACACACATGTTGAAAATAGTTCTTTAGCATCAAAATCAATTGGGCTCGGACCAATAAACTTAAAATTGGGGTGCGATTTTTCATATTGGTTCATTATTTTTGTTATATCAACACTAGAAAGCCACGTAGATGGATTTGTTATCCACGTTTTTGGTGAAAATGGTTTAAATATTTCTTTAATTAATAATTCACTGTTGTTAATAGAAGACAATTTGCTTTTTTTCAACCAACATAATTCATCATAACACTCTTTGCTTAGCTTGTTTTTGAAAAATTGCCATATTTCTTTACTATTGTTTGTGTTAATTTTATCATCACTGCTATTATTCCATAGCTCTTTAAATGTTTGCAAGTTAGTACGGGAATAGCATGTAAAATCTTTAAGTTCTGGTTCATTATTATTATTATTTTTTTGTGGGGCGCATTTTAATCGTTTAAACTTGTTTTGTTTGTTTTGTGTTACTTTATTTTGCCCGACTTTATGTATTTTTTTGTGTCGTGTTTGTCTATCTTTACTATATTTTTGTTTACTTTTTAAAATGTTTTTAAAATTCATATTAACTATATTATAACTATATAAAAAGTAATTAATTAATTTATTTCCTTATTCCCACTTTTGTGGAAGTATTTTCTTATATGCATTATTATTATTTGACTTTTTAGTAACCATTAAATCTATATTGGTTAATTTTTTTGAACCTGAACTAGTAGATGACATTAATTTTAATGTTTCATTTACTATATTAAAGTCATTGGCATTTAATGTATGTTCTTCTTGTTTTGTTGTTTTATAATTGTTTGAATAATCTTTAAGGTCTTCACATATTAACTTTTGAATTTTTGTTTCCTTAAAATGTTGTATTAAATTTAATACATATAACAAATAATAGAGTTTGTGTTTTTCTTGACCTTCTTTATAGCCATTATTTTCTAACAGTTCCTTTAAGTTTGAATTGTTTGTACTTATTATTTCATCTTTAAAGCAATTTATATTTTCATCTAAATTATTATATATTGATTTTAGTAAATAATTATTATTTAGTAAACTATCTATTTTATTTGGCTTAAAGAACCGATGTTGATTTGTTAAATATAATAAATCAATATTGTTTACAGACTCAGTCTCTCTTTCTTCGTTAAGTACGGGTTTCTTTATGCTACTAGGTACGCTACTAGGTACACTACTAGGTACACTACTAGGTACGCTACTCGGTACGCTACTAGGCGCGCTACTAGGCACGCTACTCGGTACGCTACTCGGTTGACTAATTTCTAAATCTAATGTTAAGCTATTTTGCTCTTTTGTTTTTAATTTTTTTTTCTTAGCTTTTTTTTCTTCTTTAAGTTCTTTATTCTCTCTTAAATTAGAAAACATAGTTCTATATTATAAATTTTATTTTAAATCTTTTAATTGAACACGAGTTGAGTTATAAAATAGTTCATGTCCAATTGAATTTGATAAACTAGGATTAAAATCATTAAATTTGGGTTCTTCAAATAATAAAGAACTTGCTAAATTAACATTTTGCGGCAACTCTTCTATTTTAGTTTCATATAAATCACTTGTGCTGTCTGGTATATAACGTGACTGGTCTGCTTTTTGTAACGCAAAAAATTGGTTGCGTAATGTAGATTCTTTATCCACATTTGAAGCAAATCCACAAAAATGAGGTTTTCGTGTGCCTGGAAAAAAGGTAGCACTCATATCAAACACTTTATAATTCGCGATTGGTTCAACAGATTTTATTACGTTATTAACTGTTGGCATTAATGTATATTTAGTATTTACCGGTCTAAATGGAAAGTTCATTGTTAAATTGCTTGATGGAAAATTTCTGTTAAATAGCTCATTATTTATTGAATTGTTTTTATCATAATTATTAAATGTTATGTTATAAAAATTATTAGGGTCAATCATTATATATAATAAGAACTATAAAATTATTGTTAAATAATATTTATGTTTAACAATAATTAATAATATTTAATAATAAAAAATATGAATAAGTTTAACAAGCTATAAGTTTAAACGGGTTATAAGTTTTTTGCTTTTAAGCGTAAACAAATTTTAACTCTTTGCAATATTGTAATTATTGTAATTATTATATTTATGCTTTGTTTTATAATTATGATCATTAAATAATACTTGCGCCCTATTTTCATTCATTTTATTACGCTTGTGTTCATAATACGATTTATTTAGATGCATCAGTTTTTTTCTTTCTAATGTTTTTAAATAATTTACATCAAACATGTGCTTCATAATATTGTTATTATTGTGCGTTAATAAAGACAATAACATAAGAGCTGAACTAGCCATATTTTTCTATAACATAAAATAATAGTGTGTATAACTAATTCAATTTTTTTTATATTAGTTAGTATCTTGATTTATTGTCTTGATTGAACAATATAATAAAGATGGCTATTAGATTCTGGTATTGCCTCTTCCTGTAATCGCGTTAAACATGTTTCTAAACAATCTAATGTGTTTTGACTAAAAGTATGAATTTGAGAATCCAAATGTTTAAAAAAATCATTGCGCATATTTTTATGTTTTATCATTTTAGCTACTAAATTTTCATAACTAGTCCAATCATCGGCATTACAATAATTTACTAATGACTGTCTATTGTCACTTCCACTTGGATACTTTGATTTAGTATAGCCTCTTCCTCGTCTATGTCTTGTAATTATTCTTTTTTTTCTAAATGATTTGCGTTTTACCATATATACTATATACTATATATAAAGTATATATAAAATATATTGTTATTTATTATCTTTCTTAAATTAATCATGCGTTTTATCGTTATTAAACCATATCATTTTAATGGAAGCAATATGCGCGCTAATAATATCATATGATACACTTAGCGCATATAAACTCATTAATTTATAATAGTCTTGATTTTGAATCCAATTTATTACTTCATAATATATATTATAGTTATGTGATATAATTGTAATGTATGGTATAAAATATTGAATGGTTCTAGAACCCACACTTTCAAGTTGAGTCCAATGAAGTTGTTTTCCAAACAACTCGTAATTATAATTGTCTAAAATATATTCGTCCATAGTTTCATAAGTCTTAATGTCAAAATTATATAAATCTAAATATTTTATAATATTGGCATCATCCATAACAATAGCTTTAATATCATCATACATAGCAGTAAGAGTTTCTTCTTTAATCATATTATAGTGTAAGTTTGTCTATATTTATGTTTATGTTATGTTTATAATGCGTTTAAGTAATTCAATTTTATATTTATGTTATTTATGTTATTTATGTTATTTATGTTATTTATGTTATTTATGTTATTGATAATAAAAGCCTTCATAATCCTTTTTTTTATGTTTTGTTAGTTCTTTGTTTATTTCAACAATGCATTCACTTGTCGCTGTGACATATATGTCAGGTATAAAAGCATGTATTAGTGCTTTAAAAAACGATAATAATAATATAAAAGCATAATGTAAAGAAACAAACATATGTTCAAAATAACCCATTTTCATTTCCTCTAAATGAGTAGAATGAAAAAACATTTGCTATAACATAGCAAAACAAATTAACTTTAAATTTTTTATTTAAATTTTTAACTTTAGTAATATACAATACTTTTTAAAACATGTTAAAGTTATATAATAATTCTGAAAAATATTAATATTTAGTTATATATAATGACATCTAAAGTTGTAGGCGAAGGCACGTTTGGGTGTGTATTAAAACCCCCGCTTTTATGTGATGACGCTGGCGTATTAACTAAAAAAGACTATAACAATAAAATATCTAAAATAATGCATAAATCAGACGCAATCAATGAAGAAAGTGAATATAGTTCAATAAATAATATAGTTGGCTTAGAAAAATATGCTATTGTTGGTCCTCATTTATGTAAGCCTTTAATGGATAACCGATTTAATAATAGTGTTAAAAATTGTAAAACAAATCTTGTTAAAGCCACATTTGCTAAGAACAAAAATGACTTGTTAATGTTGTTATTAGAAGATGGGGGTATTAATATACGTGACTACATTATAGAAGTATATCCATTAGAAACATTAAATGCTAAAAAAGTATTTTTGACTTCTTTGCTAGGGTTATTTGATGGACTCCTATTTTTTCAAGCTAATAAAATTATTCATAGAGATATTAAAATGCAAAATATGGTATATAATGTTAATAATGGAAAAGCAAAATACATAGATTTTGGACAAATGACAAACTTCAAAAATTTTATTAGAAAATGTAATAACAATACTGAAACATTAGGTGTAAGCCATAGTTATTATGCTTCTGAAAATAGTTGTTCTAATAAAGCGGCGTTTAATTCTTATAGACCTAAATGTATGGCTATAAAAGACCATTTTAAGACACATCGTGAATTTACTAGTTATGTGTCAAAATCATTTGACATATATTGTTTATCATTGGCATTATCTAAATTGGTTGATTATTTTCGTTTTAAAAAGCCTGATAAGTTATTTTTTACCAAAATCTATAAAAAACCCGGAACCATTAACCCCGACTTTTTTAAGGAATTTGGAATATTATTGTATTATTATTATCATAATGATGTTAAAAAACGAAATATTAATATTGTGGAACTTAAAGAAAAGTACACAAGTTTACTCAAAAAATATAACTATTATTCAAAAACAAGTGAAGAACCGTCTGTTGAAGTTGTTCAAGTTATTGAAAAAATAAAGAAAAAAGAAATCAAAGTCGACCTTGCGAAAGTTTGCCCTCCTGCTAAGCCTGTGCTAAATCCTTCTACAAACAGGTGTCTTGCCGAATGTAAGCCCGGATTTATTAGAAACAAAAGCTTTAGATGCGTTAAAATGAATTTGCGTGGTACACAAAAGAAACAAACATTGGGCTCTTCAATCGCAAAACGCAGATTATGTGAATCTAAGAATAAAGATTACAATCACATTACAAAACGTTGTAATGCTAAATGTCCTAAAAATAAAACGCGTAATGCGCAATTTAAATGCGTTTAAAGTGCGTTTAATACTTCATATACTTTTTTGTCTTTCTTTTTGACTTTCTTTTTGTCATTCTTTTTGTCTTTCTTTTTGACTTTCTTTTTGTTTTCTTTTTTGTACTATTATATTTTCGTCCTCCAGATACTGGAACTTGGTCAGGAACTGGAACTTGGTCAGGAACTGAAACAGGAACTGAAACAGGAACTGGGTCTTGGTCTGGAATTAGAACTGAAATAGGTATAAACTTGAACGTTGGGTCTGACCCAACAGTAATAATACATTCTAAATAACCATGATCTTGTATTTCTCTTTTAAACTTATATGTTATATTTTCGGCTGTATGTGTTTTCTCCATTGCCTCTGGTTCTGGTAATTTAGGATCTAATTTGGTTCCACCTGTTCCTACAATATATTGGTTTATTGTCATCGTTTTATCCTTTGTTAGTTCTAATGTAATTAGTCCTTCTTGGTATAAATGCAAATCTGAACATAAATAATAAAATTGGGCTTCTGGTAATTTCTGTTAAAACAGGTTTAAAACCCAGATGGATATCACTTGTAAATTTTATTGGTTCTACTTCTTTTTCTTTAAATTTTATTTGAAATATAGGGTGATGTCCAACTATTATAACATGTTTTATTGTTGTATTCTGAGATTGTGCATCAGTAATTGCTTGTATAATATTTTCAATTTGATGCTTTCTTAAATCGCTTATTGAGGAAAAGTTTATTTGTGTATCTTTATAAAAAGGATTGTTTTCAAAAAATTTTTTATAACAAAGTAAATATGTGTTTGTATCCTTTTCGAGTTCATATATACTTGTATCTATCATTAATAATAATGTTTCATTATTTATAAACTCTGATTTAAAGAATACATAATCAATTTTTTGTTGTTCTTTAATTGCTGTAAGTTCTAATTGTATTATTTCACATTTATTGTTTTCTTGTTCACGAACGGGTGGATCACTTGGCCTAATAATAAATAAATTTTGTTTATCATTTCTATCTAAATCATGATTGCCAAGTATCATAGTAATTGGTATATTAACAGGTAATGATAATAAACCATCTTTTAAGAGTTCTGTATATATTATTTTTTCTTTTGTTGTAGATGGTGCTTTTTCTAAATTTTTAGATGTCTCCTCTTTTGGTGACTTGTCTTTTGGTGACTTGTCTTTTTTTTCTGATTGTTCTTCTTTTGGTGACTTGTCTTTTTTTTTATCTTCTATTTTATGAGGATAATAATTATCTCCTGATATGATTAATTTATTTGGTGGGTTTGGTTCCTTAAGTTTTCTTTTTATAAATGTCATTACATCATTTGCACGTCCTTGAACGACTCCATCTATTGTATTCAAATTATTCCAACATCCAAATTGCCAAAACTTAAAAGTAGCCATTTGTCTATATATTTAGACTATACTATAACCTATAAACTATGTAATCAATAAACTATGTAATCTATAAAAAAATTGAATTCTTAAACACTATTATTATATAACTTATTATAACATGGATGCATATTTTAGTAATGAGAAAATAACAGACTCTGATTTGTGCAATACAAAATATAGTATAGCTGTTTTAGAAAAACATTTTCATTATTTAAATAAAAAAGTGGTACTTTGTACTCAAGATTTAAATGCCGAATTTTGTGTAAAATATATATTAGATATGGACATTGACTCTGGAAGTGAAGACAGCTACTTGTATGATAAAAATCATATTCTTAGCATGCAGCAACATATTAGTGAAGAAGAATTTGATAAAGCATATGAATTACTTTTTAAACAACCAACATAAACACTTATTAATTGAGATTGTTATATGCTCCCATTGTGTGACTTGTTCTTGTTCTTTTTCTTTAAATTTTACTATTTCTTCTAAACGTTTTTGTTCATTATTTTCTTTTCTTAATCTTGCTCGCTCTGCTATAGCAGGCATATCTAGATTAAGAACATTAGTCTCTCTATTATGTGACATTGCTGAGTGTTTAGCTCTTGCAATGGTCAACTCTTTCAAAGTTGCACTAGCATGAAGTCCTAGTGCTCTTCTAGTTTCTACAGCTTCTTTCGTTTTTAACATTAATAGTGTATCCATATTTGCTTTATACTCCATTTTCATCATCCTTTCTGTTTCCCATCTTTGCTTCACTTGAGACACCATAAATTTCATTAACTCTTTTGTCTCTTCAATCCTTGCTTGTGCTTCTGCTTCTCTCCAAAGCGCTTGTTGTTCATTATAATTTAATCTTTGTAGTTGATTAATATATGATTTTTTTTCATTATTAGCTTGTTTAGATTTAGCTAATTCTTTCTGAATTAATAAGTTTTCTGATTGAAATTGCCGTTCTAAATTAGAGATAATAGAAGGATTCATGACACCTTATAATTAGCTATAATTAAAAAAATTATTATCAATTTTTTATGGCTTGTTAACTTTAATATATTTTAATAATTATATTAAAGTTATATATAGCTGTTTTATTTAAGAAAGGATTATGGATATTGAGCTACTGCAACACGCATTAGAAAATGATGATAATCTAAATATTATTAGTACAAATATTCAAGAAATTAAAAATAAAAAAAATGAAATATTACAAGAGCTCGGTCTTAAGCGCGACGATTTAAAAAGTTTTCATAAAAAATTAAATGGCTATATGTATATAGACAATATAAGCGATTTAAAATATGGGCGAAATATACGATGGATTAATTTGAAACAAATGGATCCAATAAAAATAACAAATGGTTCTGTTTTATGTGATATAAAAATTGGTGCAAAAGGTATAACATTAGTGTTAAAGGGTTTTAATGCTAGCTTTATTACATTATATTTTAATGAAAATATATTATTTCAAAAAATTAATGATGAGGAAAAAATAATTCTAAAAGCTGTTGAATACTTGGAAAAAAGTGGTTGACTTGTTGATAAAAATTATTTTTTATATAATATTATATTATATTATATTATATTATATTATATTATATTATATAATATAAATGAGTACAGTACAAAAAAGATGTTTAAGTGTTTATTCTGATATATATTTAGAATTTATGGAATTTCAAGCAGCCGATATATTTATAATAACTAATAATCCTAACGGTGAAAAGTGTGTAGTATTATTTGAAACAAATGAGGAAGGTAAAGATACTACATTTAATATGCCAGGTGGAAGATATGAAGAAAAACATGGAAATATTATAGGGAAAGTAGCTGCTGCTGAATTACTAGAAGAATCATTACAATCTATGCTAATTGAAACTTCAGTTTTTGAAACTTTGGATCGTAAAAATTTAGGCGGTTTAGAAGCAAAAATTACTTATGTTGATATCAATGGTTCACAAGGCGGTAAATGTAGCAATGAAACAGGTGAATTTGTAGGTAAACGAAGAGTTTATTTTTGTTATATAGAAGATATTGGTGAATCTGAAAAGAACTATATAAACAACAGCTTAATATTAAATAAATTATTTAAAGACGACGAGGACAAGCATTATTTAATAGAAACGAACAGCATGATTTTATTTCCTATTAAAATTATTATTGACTATATTTACAATAACCTTACAAAGCATGACCCAATAATGGTTAATACACTTTCTGGAACAAATGAGATGTCTAGTATACGACAAATACCAAAGCTTCCCACATGTTTTTACGGTGACAATAAAATGCTATATAACACAGTAAAGTATAATATTGCTAGAATTACTATAGAAGCATTATATAAATTGTTATTTATATCTAATAATTTATTCAATTTTTCTCTTGAAAAACAAAAAAAACAAGTTGAAAGCAGTACACAAGTTATAGATGGTGGTATTATATTAAAAAGACAACATATAACAAGAAAGTCACAAAAGTCACGAAAGTCACGGAAGTCACGAAAGATATTAAAATCAAAACGGTCACGAAAGGTATTAAAATCATTAATGCCTTTTATGAGACGGAGCAAAGGCGGCGTTGGAGATAGAAGTAGCAGAAAATCCAGAAAATCCAGAAAATCCAGAAAGCCGGAAAAACCAACACGGACATCAGAACCAACACGGACATCAGAACCAACACGGACATCAGAACCAACACTATTGCCACCTGATGCTGCTGTTAATGTTGGCGATATCATTGAAGACAAAGATGTTATAGATGATAGCGCGGTTGAATTATATAATATTGATGAAATAATTGAATCTATTGTTAAATTTAATAATGGTAAAAAAGTTAGAAATTATCAATTTAAAAAAGTTGTAACGATAAGATATGATATGATTATAGAATAGAAAATATAACTTATGCTAGATGTAAGTATATATTTGTTATACTTTTAAAAAATTGATTATTTTTTTTCAACATTTATTTATAGTCTGGCAAAACAGCAAAAGCAATCAAAGAGCAAAGCAATCCAAGAACAAAAGCAACTATGTATAGCGACCACGTTTCATTTTCGGTCGCACAAGAGAGATTGCTGGAGTTTTTTGAGAAGTTTGTTCCGACCAAGCGTTCATATTGTATCAATCCTGAGTGTGTGAAGGATACAGAAGCAGCAGTGCTATATATATGGGAGGCTCACTCGTTGACGTATGAGCATACTGACCGGCAACCAGCATTGAACATTACAACTGTGCGGGTGAATGGGAAGCCACATTGGATAAGGTCTCATTATTGTTGCGAGTGCTTCAAGAAACATGTTTTGGTTGGTGAAAACAAGAATGCTTCGCAGCACTATGGAAACTATTGTGATGGAATTCAAGAGGTGGAGGTCTACTTTCACAATGAACCTTGGCCTTCTACATGGTATAATTGTGTTTCTGGAGAAGATCATGTTCTAACCGAAGAACAGGAATACATGCTTGGTAAATGATGCTTCTTGAATGAATAAAGAAAAGAGGTTGCTTTTTGATGTTTTGTTGTTTTTTTTTATATTTTTTGTAAAAATAATATAAAAACTTAATATATAGTATGAGTTATGTAAGAAAAGTTTCACCTTATTCAACTAATCAGGGAGACGAGGGAACATGTTGGGCACATGCAATGTCAAGATTAATAGCAAGGTTAATAAAAATACATTTTAGTGGACTACAAGATTTGAATAGTAAATTTAATGATCCAATTTGGTTTTATGAAGGTGAATTATTAGATGAGTATTATGATACTACTAATTGCAGTACTGAGAACACTATTTTTCATTGTATTGCTCAAGCGCAGGATGATTATAAACGAAAAGAGAAATCATTTAGTATACATAAATCCTTGAAGACAGTGATAAATTGGGAGTCTGAGAATTTATCTGCATTGTTATTTCATTTTATTTTTAATAGTATAAAAAATAAATATTGTCATCTAATATACAAACCACAAAGAGGATTGGCAACACCAATATTTAATTTTTTTAAATTAATACGTAGGGGTATATCAGAAGAAAAAATTAAAGCTTTATTAAAATATAATGATTATCAAGATATTCTACCACCACCAACACCACAGCCGTCACCACTGCTGTCACCCGAAGAGGAATTATACAGGGACTATTACGACTACGCATCTAGCGAAACATATAAAGACATGGTTGCTGGGGCTAAAGGTGGTGGATTAATAATACCAACATATCAGCAAGTTCAAGAAAATAAAGTTAACTTTTCAAAACTTATTACCAAATTAGCACATATATTTAAACTCCTTAAAATAGCATTAAGGAAAAACACTTTAAAAATTAATTTGTTTATGTCAATGGATCTTAATTCTTTTGTTCACCTTAACCCTAAAAGTGGATTCCCATATAATCATCCAACATTTAACACAGAATCAGCTAGTCACGCAATCTTTTTGCCAAGTAAACAGAGCAATTTCTTTTTTGGAAAACCAATGTGGTTAAAAACAATTATACAAGTCCTTGGGCGCGGGTTATATGTATTACTTGATATATATGAACATACTATTTTAATAACTGGTATTGAAGATGAATTTTTTATTGTTAAAAATTCATGGGGTTCAAATAAAAATTGGATTTTGCCAGATGAGGTTAAGTTTATAGTAGACAATAAACTTAGTATAGCTACTTTAATAGAGCACTCAAAGTTAGTTAAATTTGCAGTAGAATTAGTATATATAGATTTTGAAATTATACAAACTAGAATTCTTACAAAAAAGAAACTTCCTAATAATTCTATTATTCATAATTTACAGAAAACAGCAAAACGTTGGTTCCCACATTTTGGATTGGGTAAAAAAGCTACTCTTAAAAAGTTAAAACACTAATATAACAAATTAATAAAAAATGGCAAGACCATTAAAATGTTTAAAAAATAATTGCTACTAAAAGAGATATTTATAGATGTTGTTATACTTTTTTAAAATTGATTACTTTTTTTTGTCATTTATTTATAGTCCGGATAAAAAAGCATAAAGCGACAAGCGAAAAGAGCATAAAGCAAAAAGCAATTATGATGTGTGAAGCTTGTGCTCTCAACATTTGCGACTTGCCAAGCGAGCTTATTGCTCTCATTGTTGACCGCCTTGGAAACAAAGACTACCTTGTGAGTTTCAAGGAAACATGTGTGTTGTTTAGCAAATCTGTGAGCCAATTTTATATTGCCGGACAGATGGTGTCTACACTGTACGGAGTGTTTACTGAACGCTATGTTGACAAGCGTTTCGAATTCCAGTATGTCATGGGTGACTGTGCGAACGCAAACTGTTACTACGATACTGAAGCAGTGTGCGAGTATGTATGGAATTATGGGTACAGTCGGTACTATCATCGCATTCAAAAACCCATGCAATCTACAACCATGTTTGTCAATGGAAAAGAGTACCCAGTTAGGCATCATTATTGTGCTGAGTGCTTTGTGAAGTATGTATTGGTTGGGTCAAATCCAAATGCGTCACGACACTACGGCAATTATTGTAGCGACGGCGACAAGCAAGTGAATGTCTCCTTCAATATGAAGCCTACGCCTTCAACCTGGATACATTACCAAACAGGAACAAAAGAACCGCTAAGCCAGTGGCAAGTAAATGCTCTCAATGGTAAGTTTGATTAGTCTTCGTTTAACTTGTCTTTATATGCGTTGTGTTGTATTTTTTTTTGCTCTTAAAATTATAGTTGAAAAAAAATTGATTATTTTTTTGGTATTTATTTATAATACCAAAAAAAGCAAAACAGTCAAATCTTTAAAAATGATGAATGTAAGCAACATATGCGAGTTACCAAGCGACATTATAACACTCGTTATTAAACAACTCGGCAATTATGAATACACAATTGGTCTAAACATTACTTGTAAGTCGCTGTCTAAGTTAATTTCTAAATTTGCTATTGCAAAGGAACTATTTGCTGTGTTGTTTAGTAGATTTAATCCATATGAATTACAGAGCTATAATCCTAATCGTAAGTATATGGCAAGATGTGTAAATGAGCGTTGTAAAGAGGAAACTCTAAATGCGTGTATATACATATGGGAGGCTCACACTGGACTTGGTTATGTACACAGGAAACAAGATGCACAAAACACAAATTTAATGGTAATTAATAAGAAAAAATTCTGGTTTCGCTCTCCGTATTGTTGTGAGTGCTTTAAAAGACATGTTTTAGTAGGAAACAACAAAAATGTTGCGCAACATTACGGAAGTTATTGTTATGGAATACAACAAGTAGTTGTAACCTTTAACACAACACAACCCTCAACATGGTATGATTGTGCAAGAAATATGTATGGACCATTACTAGAGAGACAGGTGCGCCTTTTAAATGGTTAAAGTGCTTATTTGTATTAGCGCTACAAAAAATTGATTTATTTTTTTATAAATTATTTATAGTACCAAAAAAAACAACTATGACAAGTGTTAAAACAAGTAACCAAGTTTCATTTTCGGTCGCTATAAATCGGTATCAGGAGTTTTTTGAAAAATTTGTTCCAATTCAGTGTCAAGAATGTATAAACCCCAACTGTAGACAGAAGAAACAAAGCGCAATAAAACATATTTGGCATGCTGACACACTTATATATAAACATTATGAAGACCATATGGCGTCAACTATAGCACCTACGTTAAATATAATAACAATGCTGGTTAATGGAGAGCAATTTACTGTTATGTCACATTATTGTTGTGAGTGCTTCAAACAACAAGTGAAAAAAGAACGGAGTGCAAGGCAGAGAGCAAATCAAGAAAAGCGCACACAAGAAAAGCAGGCGCGCTATTGCTTACAACGAGATTTGCATTTAAAAGAAGAGGAGGAAAAAGCTAAAGATTAAACAAATGATTAAATGCTATAACAACATTTTTATAGATGATGTTATACTTTTTAAAAATTGATTACTTTTTTTTGTCATTTATTTATAGTCTGGACAAAAAGAGAGAAGAGCAAAGAGAGATGATGATGTGCGAAGCTTGTGCTCCAAGCATTTGCGACTTGCCAAGCATTTGCGACTTGCCAAGCATTTGCGACTTACCAAGCGAGCTCATATCCCTCATTGTTGACCGCCTTGGAAACAAAGATTACCTTGTGAGTTTCAAGGAGACATGTGTGTTGTTTAGTAAATCGGTGAGCCAGTTTTACATTGCTGGACAAATGGTTTCCGCGAAGTATGGAGTGTTTACTGAACGGCCTGTTGACCATAGCTTTACCTACAATACTAAGAAAAGTTATTGTTTTAATACAAAGTGCTACGACGATAGTGTTTGGGTTCTTGACTATGTATGGCATTATGGTTTCAGGAACTATATTCATCAAGTCCAACAGCCCATGAACTCAACAACCATGGTTGTAAATGATAAACATTACTCTGTCAAGTCTCATTATTGTCCTACTTGTTTTGTCAAGCACGTTCTATGTGGGTCAAATCCAAATGTGTCACAGCACTATGGAAATTATACCAGCGACGGTGGCATGCAAGTGAATGTGACCTTCAATACAGAGCCTACGCCTTCAACATGGACACATTACCAAACAGGAACAAAAGAACCGTTGAGCCAGTGGCAGGTAAATGCGTTAAACGGTAAGTTTAACTAGATTGGTCTGTCTCCTTGTCTGTGTCCTTGTGTTTATTGTGTTTTACTTTTTTTTATTCATTTTGTTTGTAGCAGTTTTTCTCCTTCTTCTATAATATTATAGTTAAACGACCAATCATCAATTTCTTTTGGTGTTTTGCAACCCTGTTTTATTGCCTCATTATAGCTCCAATATATTGTATTTGGTTTAAGTTTCCACTCCATGCTTAGCAAATCAATTAGTCCAGAGGCATCAAAATCAAATAATTTATAACTTCCATCAATAGCTTGTCCCATATTATCAAATTTCCAGTCTATATACATAATCCCAAGTGCTTGTAAAAAATCTTTCACCTTAGTCATTGTTTCTATAATTATATTTAATTTTGTACGTGTCATAATAAGTAAGTTTTCCGAATCTACTTGTTCCATATCGACGTGGTTAGTACCTATGTTATAATAAGTAACAATATTAGCATGTGGATGTGTCATCAATAGTTTAACTATTGTTAGCTCTACTTGTTTTGAATAATCTAATAATGGGTGTGGCTCACCATAGTTTTTTCTGAAAAAGAGTGCTCCATTATAAGTTTCGTCTGTTTGTTCTCTGCTATTGCTGTCTGGATAGTAAATGGTGGATTGATTCAACATAAATAATAATAATGTTATTATGTACATAGTTTTATATACTAATTAACTAAACAATTAGTATATAAAAACAAAAAACTGTTATTTATTTAGGTTAATGGATAGTTTACCGGATGATATGCTAAGATATATATTTTATATTCTTAATAAAAATGATTTAAACAGTTTTATAGTATTAAAAAAACGATTTAATACACTAATTAGTCAGGCACAATTAGCAAGGCTTATGCTCGCAAATAAAATACATAACTACAATCCATTAAATAAATGTGTAAATACTAATTGTTACAGAGATACTAAGTATCTTTTTTATAATATATATATGAGACATAATACACTGTATAGACATAGTCATCAACAGGCCATTAATAAAAAAACTATAATACATAAAAGACTAAATTATGAGGTCATCAGTCCTTATTGTTATATATGTTTTATGACGCATATATTAGAAGAAGACTTTCCTAACTATATATTACGAATCGGATAATATAATTTTTTTTTATTATTTTATTTTTTATTTTGTATTATTTTATTTTTTATTATTTTTTTTGTATTGTTTTTTAACGTTAAAATAGAGTTGTTTTTCATTAGCTTATGTTTATTTGTGCTACTTGTTTTAAGTGACATCTTTTTCTTACAAGTGAAGCCGTTTATTTTTAAGTTTTTGCGCTGTATTATGCTATAATTACATATTCCAATTGCTCTGCTTTCGGGCTGGTTCTTATTTGGGACTTTTTTAACGCAGCTACATAATTTTTGTGCTATTATTTTTTCGGCTGCTTTTTTAAGAGAGCTTAATGATGCGTTGTTTTTAGTTTGAATGTTATAATAATTAAGCAATTGCTTATAGTCTTGTTTTGAGAGATTCATGCTTTATATAATAACATAAAATAGTTAAAATATTGCCTTAATTTGAGAAAATCCAGTGCTAATAAAGTTTTGTGCTTTATATTGAATATAACTTTCAATAGAACTTATTAATGTACTTGATAATAGCAAGAATATACCTGATGAAAATACTAATTGTCTGTCAAATTCTCCAAACTGTTTTTGCTTATAAGTATATGGATTATAATTAATAAATAGTAATAACCCTATATAAATTCGTAAAAAAGACTTTAAAAACTCTAAATATTGTGGAGCATAACCTCCTACACCAAACAATACTATTATATATAATGCAAAACTGGCATTTAAAGAATATAAGAAAATTCTCTCACTTAGCTTAGTCATTGCTAACTATTAATATACATTAATATTTATTAATATACATTAATAAAAAATTGCATTTTCGCATTTTCGCATTTTTGCATTTTCGCATTTTTCGCATATTTACAAACTAAAGAAATTGGTAATTCTCTAAAAATCTCTAAAAAATCAATAAAATATGCTTAACCCATAAATGCTAACAAATAAAACTAAGAAAATACCTGTTTTTTTTATGCTGACAAATATATTTTTTTATAAAGACCCAATTTTTTTGATTTTGGACATTTATAAATGTCCAATTTTACTTTAAGTAGCACTTTATGGCAAAAAAACCTGCAAAATCAGTTTTACAGCATTATGCTCTTAAAATATTTTTAGAAGGTCAAAAAAAGCCTTATCATAACTTTTTTTGACAAAAGAGCGCTTTTTTTATAAGTATTGCATACTTATAAAAATACTTATAAATTTTACGCTTTTTGGCGCACTTTTTTAGTAAACAATAATTTGTTACCATTTATGATGTGCATATTCAATATTTTAAAAATAGTTTGTAATGATACATTTTCAATACTTATAAAAGCGCAAAATTTGTATAATTGTAAGTATAATGATTTAGAAGTTTTTTTTATAAGTATATTATACTTATAAATGACTTATGAAAAAAGCGCAAAAAGCGCTAATTTTTTTGAGTGCATTATTTGTGACTTTAATACGTGTAAAAAATGTGATTTTAATAGACATTTAAACACGCTAAAACATAAAAACAACGAAATACTTATAAATAATAGCCCTGAGCGCGCAAATAAAATATTTGCTTGTGACTGTGGAAAAGTATATAAACATAATCAGAGTTTATATAATCATAAAAAGCGATGCATGGTAAAATTTAACGATGCAAAAGAAGAAGAACAAGCTAATCCTGTAGTAGTTAATAATAATATTGACCAAACAATGATTATGAGATTGATTAGTGAAAATAATGATATTAAAAATTTGTTACTTATGCAACAACAACAATTGTTAGAGCAACAAAAACAGTTGGGTGAACAACAACGTCAACTTGTGGAAATAGTACCTAAGATTTGTAATGTTACAAATAATACAGCACATATTAAGCAAAATTTCAACATTAATGTATTTTTAAATGAACAGTGTAAAAATGCAATAAATATGAATGACTTTATTAAGCAAATAAAGTTAACATTGGAAGATTTAGACTTAACAAAAAATAAAGGTTTAGAAATTGGGCTCAGTAATGCTATTATTCAAAGTATAAATAAAATGTCACTATTTGAACGACCATTACATTGTACTGATACCAAACGAGAAACATTATATATTAAAGATAATGATTCATGGGAAAAAGATAGCTCAAAAACAAAGATTAAGGGTGCATTACATAATTTAAACAAAGCACACTTTAAATTGATACAAGATTGGATAGCGCAAAATCCGGATTTTAAAGAAAACGATGCTAAGCAAGACTATTTTGCTTATTTATTAAAAACATGCTCTGTCAATCTAAAAACAATAGATGATAAAATAATCAAGAAAATTTGTGCCTGCAATAATTTGAAAGAAGATTTAAAAGAATTAGAAAATATAAATTGTGACTAATAATTTAAAATAATTGCGTATGTTAATATTGGGTTTAATGGATAATTTAAATACGAACATTCCGGATATAGACAAGAAAGCTGAAGCCCCTGTTGGTAAAATGACGCAGTTCGCAAATATGCTTTATGGTTTTACACAAAAACTGGCTTGGTTAATAAATAGTATACCAGGAGCGGCTACATTATTAGGTATAGCATCCATAATTACTGTATTTGTATATTTGATGTTATTCATTTTTACTAAATATTCTTTTGGCGGCATAACAAGAGCACGAAATATTTATAGTGGTTATTATTTAATAACAAGTTTAATTATAGTTATAGTAACTACAGGTTTTGCAAATCCTATTATAGACCATGCTACATCTGAAATTACAAATACTACAGATACAGATAAATTAATACAGGAAATACTTGATATTATTAATAACATTGTAAATATGGCGCCACTTCCGCTTATGATTATTGAAGTATTACTTATAGTAATAGTTGTATTTATTGTAACTTTAATGTTTGTTATAACTTCTTCTTTACTTAGAACATATTATGCTATACAATGTCCTTTGGACAAAAAGATACAGGTTATGTACTGGGGAAAAATTGTAGATATTATCATGTATTGTGGTCTTATTATGTTTTTCTTTTTATATGTTTGTTTTAACACTTTAATAGTCATATTAAAATCTATGAATAAAACACATCCATTTTGTTCAGACGGTTTATTTGTTTCTAAAAAATTGTTTATTATAACACTAGTATATTATATAATACAATTACTATTTTCAGGTATAGAATACCTTATTTCTAACAATATAATAGCAATTCATAATTGGAGAAACCCCCCAAAAGAATGCAGTGATAATCAAACAAAAGAAAAAACACAAAGCATGGCAAAAAATATTGAGAATGGCTTTTATTTATTCTTAAATGTACTATTGTGCATATTTATATGGGTAATAATAATTGCTTTAATTGCAGGACATATATATGTATCAGCAGTTTTTATTAGTCTTGATAAAATAGTCAGTTTGATAGATATAATTTTACTGCTATTGCAGTTTTTGATATCCGGAAAAATTACATTAAATGGAATAGAAGCAGTTGTGAATTCTCTGATTACTAAGATAAAAAGTATAGTACCAGGTAAGATGTTACCAAAACAATTTGATACTGATGCAAGTAAAATGATAGGGGAGTTTAAATCGCAATTAGCTGACCCAAATAGTGGTGTTGGTAAAATATTGGCTAGTTTTAAAACTAACGGATCTGCTACTGATGCAAGTACAGTGATGGAGGGTGTTAAATCGCAATTAGCTGACAAAAATAGTGGTGTTAGTAACATATTTGCTAGTTTTAAAATTAACGGATCTGCTACTGATGCAAGTACAGTGATGGAGGGTGTTAAATCGCAATTAGCTGACAAAAATAGTGGTGTTAGTAACATATTTGCTAGTTTTAAAAAATAACGGAACTGCTGGTTTATAAACGGCTAGTTTACAAATACCTGGTTTACAAATGCCTAGTAATATTATATAATTTTACTTGTAAGAAATAATTTTTTATGTTTGTTAAATAGTATAAAAAATTATTTAAAAAGAAGAACCAAATATTCCACCGAGGGCACCATTAGCAGCCATGGGTTCCATTGAGTCCATAAACGCAGTTTGCATTGCTTGTGCTTGATAATTATTTGAGTTATTAGCATTCATCATATTTGGTAAAGAATCAATCATGGAAACATTATTATTAGGCATTTGATTACTTGGTGGCGCAATAAGTGTGTTGTCCAATACGTCTGACCGACTCATTTGGTGCATATTGTTGGCAACAATTGGTTGTCTAATTCTAATATTTTGCCCATTCACATTCACTATTGCTGTTCCATTATTATTAGCATTGTTTGTATTAGACTTTGAACCATTCCATAATTGTAGTACACGACTGTAAATAATATTAATCTTGGCTCCTAATTTTGTTTGCATAGTAAACATTAAAAGTAGAGTAGGTATTATAAAACTCACTTCATTAAATTTTGAATACGGAACTTTACTGTAAGTTGGAAAATATCTTGTTATTTTATCAATAAAATAGATTGCAACAAATAATACACCCAATTGTAATATTATTTCTAATATTAATTCTAAATTGTCTTTTTTATCATCGTCTTCTGGAATATATTCTTTTACAAATTTCAATATTAATACAACAGGAATTAGAGCAATAATAATATATTGAAACATATTCAATAATATTGCTTTATTGTCGCTATCAAAGTTAAATACATAATTTATAAATGATGATGGACCCAATTTAGTAGCCCCTCCTTGTAATTCTGATTCTGAAGAGCCTCCAAACATAGTATTTCTATTATATATAGAAATTAAAAAAAATTTCTTAAAATTATTTATACCTAAATAATAAACTAATTTTATTTAATAAAATAAAATAAAATAAGTTAACATTGAATAATAGTTAATAATATAATTTATTAAATAATATTAAATACTAGTTATTAACATTACTATATAACAATAATAATAATAATGTTAACAAGAGCATGTGAATCTCTAAAATATAGAAATTCTAGTTATCATGAAGAAAATCAGTATTTGAATTTACTAGATGATATTTTGGCCAATAACACTGAATTTATAGGAAGAAATGGCAAAACATTGTCTGTTTATGGGAGTGCTATGCGTTTCTCTCTTGAAAACAATAAAATTCCACTAATTACAACCAAAAAAGTTGCATGGAAAACGTGTTTGCGTGAACTGTTATGGTTTATTAAAGGTTCAACAAATAATAACATTTTAAAGGAACACAATGTTCATATATGGGATGCAAATGGAAGTCGTGAATTCTTAGATTCGCGCGGTCTGTATAATAATGATATAGATGATTTAGGACCAATTTATGGCTTTCAATGGCGACATTTTAATGCAGACTATAAATCTTGCAATGATGATTATACTAATAAAGGCATAGACCAGTTGGCAGATGTTATTAATACTTTAAAAGACCCTAAACTTAGAAACTCACGTAGAATGATTATTAGTGCATGGAACCCTTGCCAATTGGATAAAATGGCATTGCCTCCATGTCACATTATGATGCAATTTAATGTGACAAATGATAACAAATTGAGTTGTTCTATGTATCAACGTTCAAATGATGAAGCATGTGGAACATGTTTCAATATTGCATCATATAGTTTTTTAACACATTTGTTGGCAAAACACTGTGACCTAGAACCATATGAATTTATATATTATAAAGGCAATTGTCATATATATGAAGAACATATTGCTACAATTAAAGAACAATTGCAACGAGAACCATATGAGTTTCCAACGCTAACTATTATTAACAAATATGAAGATATAGAGGACTATAAAGAAGAAGATTTTATAGTGTCTAATTACAAACATCATGGTGCTCTACAATATAAGATGGTTGCATAATTATTGCATTTTATAATTATTGCATTTTATAATTATTGCATTTATAATTATTGCATTTTATAATTTATTATAATTATTGCTTAAAAAAAAGCTACTATTATAATATATAATGTCTAGTTCAGCATTAGCTTCAGCGCGAAGGAGACGTGCTGGTGGTGAGGCATCAAGTGTACCTCAATTAGCATCACGCACAAATAAAATAGAGCCACCCGAAACACCAGTAACACCCGTAACAAATCAACCTATTACGCCATTGCTAGTATTACAACAACATGAATTAAAAATAAAACAATTAGAAGGATTAATCACTAAAGAAGAAGACTATGAAGAGTTATTTGAACAAATAGATGAAAGGATTGATAAATTATTTACAGTAAATTTTGATGTATTTAATAAGGAGCTAAATGCTATAAAATCTCATATTGAAAGTTCTACTTTATTGAATGATGGCACAGCAAGCATTGATTCAACATCTGTTAATGCTATGAAGTCGTTAATTGAAGATAAAATAGCTATTCAGGCGTCTAGATTAGATGACTTTAAAAGTTCACAAACACAACTTTTCAATCTTTTTAAGGAAGATACTAATAAAGTAGCAGGACTGTTAACTTCCAATATAGAATCAAAATTATTACTAATTAATAAGAGAAGTGAACAGTTAGAAAATAACATTGCTGAATTGACCAACACTAGTACTTTATCTAAATTTGAAACCGAATTAAATACATTAAAAATGATTGTTATTGCTAATCAATCAAATATTATGGAAATAAATAATACCATAAATAATCTTAAAGCCACACTTACACTTCATAAAGAATATGTTGATGAGATTAATAATAGAGTAGAAGAGCTATCTTCAAGTCAGACAACCAGAAACTCAACTCAAGCTCTCTTTAGTTCATTAATGTCTAATAATTTATTTGAAACTATGAATATGAATCGGCGCACTATGAATCCAAATAATATGGCTTATTGTTGTGCTGCAGGTGAGTGTGAGTCTAATAATTTTTGCGTTGAAAGTATGGAGGATTTAAATAATGATGAACTAATTATGGATGAAAACCAAATAGCAGAGTTATTGGAAATTAAAAATTTTGAAACAATCAATATTGATGAATCGATTGATGTATTGGAGTGTGATGTTGAAGAAATTGTTGAAAAGAAAGTTTCAACAAGTGAGCCTGTAATTCAGCATGTAAGTGAGCCTGTAAGTGAGCCTGTAAGTGAGCCTGTAAGTGAGCCTGTAAGTGAGCCTGTAAGTGAGCCTGTAAGTGAGCCTGTAAGTGAGCCTGTAAGTGAGCCTGTAAGTGAGCCGTCGAATGTGTAATCATAAAAAGATATACTTTATATAATCATAAAAATACGACTCGTGAATCGTTATTGAAATAATATAATTATATTATTTATTTTGTGTTAAAATCAAATAAATAATATGTATTAAAATAGTAGTATTAAATTAGTAATGTTAATAATTATAAATTTATTAATATTGTGCATAGTGTTATTTATATATATTCATATATATCACCATATTAAAACAAGTAATTATTTAGAAATATATGAAATAGAGAATCCATCAAAAGAGAAGTTGGAAGATTTAACAGCTATGAAACAACCATTGGTTATAAATAATATGTCATTTAATACTATAACATTAGACTATTTACAAACCAATTATCCTACTTTTGAAGTGAGTATGTATAATAAAGTAACTGACCTTTTTATAAAATTAAAGTTGGAAGCATTTTGTAAACTAATGCAATCAAATGACAAATCGAACGACAAATCAAATATTATAACCTATAATAATTATGAATTTTTAGAAGAAACAACATTAGAAAAACAATTAGAAACAGCTGATTTATTTATAAGACCATATAATATGTTTTCTAAAAAATATGATATAATAATGGGTTCCGTTAATAGTGTAACTCAATTAAAATATAGTATTAATTCTAGAAATATTTTATATGTGTCGTACGGAAAAATAGAAGTCACGTTATGTCCTCCTAAAGACTATAAGTATTTACATGTAAAAAAAAATTATGAAACATTAGAATTTTGTTCAGAAATCAATATTTACAATGTTGAACCAAAATATTATGACGACTATAATAAAGTTAAATTGTTAAGAATACAATTAGTTCCCAATCAAGTATTACTAATACCACCATATTGGTTTTATAGTATTAAAATTCTTGAAACAAATAGCTTGATATTTTATAACACGTATAGAACTTATGCGGGTTCTCTAGCAATAATGCCAGAATTATTTATACAGCTATTGCAACAAGATAATCTTAAATTAAATATAGCAAAACATTTTACAAATACAATAAGCGCAACTGATGCAAATGTGTCTTACATAAATACTCAAGACACAACTATAAGCGATGCAACTATAAGAGACGCAACTATAAGCGAAGCAACTATAAGCGATGCAACTATAAGAGACGCAACTATAAGCGAAGCAACTATAAGAGACGCAACTATAAGCGAAGCAACTATAAGCGATTTAATAACGCAAAACACAAATATACATAATATATAAAATAAGACAAGTTTTATAACAAATAATAATAAATATAATAAACACTATTTATTATAGTTATTATAGTTAGTATAATAACTATAATAACTATACTAAGTTATGTTGTTAAACAGCAAATATCTTGTATTGGAATATATATCAAGAGGACAATTTGGGCAAATAATTAAAGTCGAGCATAATGCTAATTATTATGCTATAAAAATAGGAGCAAAAGACATAATACAACATGAAACCGAAATTTATAAGCAATTGAAAGGCGTCCCAGCTATATCAAAAGTATATGATATATTTGAATATAACAATCACTATTGCTTGGTTTTAGACTATTATATTAAAACTTTACAAACTGTAAAAGAAGAGAGCTATGTAAATAGTACTGTTTATTTAATGCATATATTAAATTATGTAAAAGAGTTAATAGTTATAATAAAAGATGTTCACAATAAAAATATTATCCATAGAGATATAAAGCCGTCAAATATATGTTTAAATAATACAAATAAGGTAGTTCTTATAGATTTTGGAATATCTAAAATCTATAAAAATGGCGCTATTCATAATAGCGAGACCAAAACAACAAGCATGTTGGGTAGTTTAAATTTTTCAAGTTTAAATGTTATTAATTGTATTGAACCATCACGACGGGATGATATTGAATCAATAATTTACGTTTTATTATATATGCTATTACCAAATACCAGTTATCATGACTATGACATGTTAGATGTTATTCAAAAAAAAGATGTATTAATAAGTGTTACCTTTATTAAAAACAGTTTCCCGAATGAACTAGAGTGCAATACATTTATAAAATTATTTACTTATATACGGCGTTTAAAGTATAACCAGCAACCAAAATATGACTATATCATAACTTTGTTATGTGATTTAATTAAATGATTAAATGTATTAATCTTACATACTAGCGTTAGAGAGACTTTGTTAAAATTATTATTTATCAAATTTGAATAAAAGTTGAGAGAATTGTATATAGTTACATTTAATAAAGAAGTTTTTTTATAGATTAATGCTAATAAAATTGTCTTTATATTATTGAAATAATATAAGTAATAGTTTGCCCACTTTATTTCTAAAAAATAATAATATTTGTTAAGGACATTTATTATATTGATTAATTCATCAAGCGTGACCTCATTGTCTTCAATAGTCGTTAAAGTCTTAATCTTATGGGTTTTTTTAAGAATAAAAGCATTAATCTTTTCACTGTTGGTATTTGTTTTTTTACAATTTATATTTAAGATATATATTTGTAAATCACGAGGCAATCTATTATATATGATTTTAAGATATTTTCTGCGCCTATATCCTCTGTATATTTTTTGAATCTTTATAACAAAATTGTTATATAGTAGTATTGCATGATTAGAGCAATAATTGTCTTTATTACAATTAAATAATTGATATATGTTTTTTTTATTTTTTTTACAAGATTTGCACAACATTAATTATATAATAATAAAATAATTTAAAGGTTTATATATTAATAATATATATAATGTCTTCGGTAGGTACTACCACAAACCAATTTGTTGGAAAAGTGAAATGGTTCAATAACAAGTCCGGTTACGGTTTTATTACATTTTTAAATTCAAAAGAACATAAAGATAAAGACATTTTTGCCCACCACTCTTCGTTAAATGTTAAGGATGAAATTTATAAATATTTAGTTCAAGGGGAATATGTAGAATTTGAGGTACAAAAAATGTCAACAGGTGAACATGAATATCAGGCAGTAAACATTAAAGGTATTTCACAAAATGATTTAATGTGCGAAACAAGACATAAGAATAGAGATAATGCAAAGGGTAATGAATTCGTAACAGTAAGACCAAAACGGGGTGGTGCTCGGGAGGATAGAAAATAGAAAATAGAAAATAGAAAATAGAAAATATTTAAAAGACTAATTATATATATTAATAATATATATAATGAGTTGTGTGGTCGCATCATTTTGTCATGATATACCATCTAAAAATGATGCATTGCTTCAAGAAAATCAAAAAATAGAACAAACTAAGAAGCATATTCCGACATATATAATAGTAAGTGTAACGTGTATGGAGATTATGAGAGGCTATTATGAAAGGTATAAAGAAAAAAAGTCTAAGGGGGTAGAAAATGAAATGAGAAAAGGCGTCATCCCAAGAAAGCGAGAATACAAAGAAGACAAAGGAGAATAGGTATTATAGTTTAGCATTAGAGTTCCAAACATGTAGTTCGTCGTGTGAGAGTGATTTCCACATAGCGGCGAGTTCAGTCATAAC